GAGCATGCCTGCCTGCAGCAGCACCGAACGAACGGCGCGATCCGATGAGTCGCCCGATCGCCACCACGTCCGCGGCGCCCGAAACCGGATCGGGTCTGCCGAGCGCGGGGGGCTGACGTGGGCAAGCTGGGTCGAAACGAGCCGTACAGCGAGGAGGTCGCAGACGAGATCCTGACGCGCATCGCGCAGGGCGAGTTTCTGACGCGCATCTGCTCGACGCCAGACATGCCGCACCGGACGACGGTCGTCGATCTGTGGTGCAAAAACGTCGAAGGGTTCGCGGCGCGGTACAAGCAGGCGCGTGACGCGGGGTTTGACGAACGACTGGAGCGGGCGTTGCTGGCGTTCTACGACTCGCCGGGCGTGTACCGCGACGAGTTGGGCAATGTGCGAATCGACGCCGGCTGGGTGAAGCTGATGGAGGCGCGGTTCTACGCGGAGACGCAGGCGCTGAAGAAGTGGGACCCGCAGCGTTACGGCGACATGATCAAGCAGCAGCACTCCGGGCTGCTGACGCTCGAACAGCTTGTGACCGGAAGCTACTCGTCGAAGAAGGATGACGGCGACAGCGTTTGATGTCGTTCGCGCCTGGCGGGAGGACCCTGTCCAGTTTGTGGCCGACAACTTCGGGGTGGAGCCGGACGCATGGCAGGTTGACGCGCTGAGGCTGCTCAGCGGCGCGGAGCCGAACCCGCGGCGTCGCGTGTGCATGAAGGCGTGCACAGGTCCGGGAAAGTCCGCAGTGCTGGCGTGGGTCGGGTGGCATCGACTCACCTGCTTTTCGGCGAAGGGCGAGCACCCGAAAGGTGCGGCGCTTTCGGCAACGGCTGCGAACCTGCGGGACAACCTGTGGGCGGAGTTGGCGAAGTGGCAGGCGAGATCGCAGTTCCTGATGTCCGCGTTCACGTGGACGAAAGAGCGGATCTACGCGAACGATCACCCGGAGACCTGGTTTCTGTCCGCGCGCTCATTCGCGCAGGATGCGGATCAGGATGCGATCGGCCGCGCGCTCTCCGGGCTTCACGGCAAGTTCCCGTTCGTCCTGCTGGACGAGACGGGCGACATGCCGCCGGCGGTCGGCCGCGCTGCGATCCAGATTTTCACGGGCAGCCCGACCGATGCGCTGGTGATTCAGGCGGGCAACCCGACGAGCAGTAGCGGATTGCTCTACGAGGCTTGCAATTCCGGCCTCTGGCAGGTGGTGACCATCACCGCCGACCCGGACGACCCGAAACGCACGCCGCGCGTGGACGTTGAGCACGCGCAGGAGATGATCCGCACCCACGGGCGGGACAACCCGTGGGTCATGGCGACAATCCTGGGCCTGTTCCCGCCGGCCGCGTTCAACGCGCTGATCGGGATCGAGGACGTGAACGCCGCGATGTCGCGGCACTACCGGCCCGAGGATTACGGCTTTGCAGCAAAGGTGCTCGGCGTCGATGTCGCGCTGTACGGCGACGATGCGTCGGCCATCTTCCCGCGACAGGGCCTGGTCGCGTTCGAGCCGGCGATCTTGCGCGGCGCCGGACCGATGTTCGGTGCCGGGCACGTCGGCAGGAAGTGGGACGAGTGGGGTGCGGACGCATGTTTCATCGATGCGACTGGCGGCTTCGGCGACCCATGGGCTGCGGCGCTGGAGGGTCTCGGCCGAGACCCGATCCGTGTTCAGTTCCACGGTCCGGCGACGAGCAACAAGTACTCGAACAAGCGCGCCGAGATGTATTTCGCAATGGTCGAGTGGATCAAGTCCGGCGGCGCGATTCCGCCGACGCCCGGGCTTGCGCAGGAGCTGACCGAAACCCGTTACACGTTCAAGGGCGACCAGCTGATCATCGAGCCGAAAAAGGTCCTGAAGGCTCGGATCGGTCGGTCTCCAGACATCACCGACGCGCTCGCGCTCACCTTCGCATTTCCCGTCATCAAAGGCGGCAACCGCCGCCACATTCCCGCGTCCGCTACCGGCGCCGACTTCAACCCCTACGACGAATAACCATGTGCCGCCCCAAAGCCCCGAAGGTGGAGCGTTCCGCGCCGCCGCCCATCGCCGTGCCCGAACAGACGGACAGCGAGGTCGTGCGCCGGCGCAATCGTGACCGGCAGCGCATGGCCAACGCCATGACGCGCGCCTCGACCGCATCGGCCGCCGGTGCGCCCGCCCCCACCGCGCAGATGAAAACCCTTCTCGGAAGCTGACCGATGCAAGCCCCCGGCGAGACCATGCGCGATCAGCACGAAAAGCGGCTGCTCCACATGGAGGAGGAGCGCCGCAACCACGAACCTCTGCTCAAGAGGGCGCGCGATGCGTTCGTGCCTGCGCGCGGCATTTTCTCCGGCGAGGACACGAAGCCGCGGAGGGTGCCGCGTGCGATGCTCAACACGACGCCGCTTGTTGCGGTACGCACGGCCAGCTCGGGCCTGCACGCCGGCCTGACGAACCCGGCGCGCCCGTGGCAGAAGTCCACGATCAAGAACGACGACCTCGGCGAGTTTGGCCCGGTGAAAACCTGGCTTGCGCTGTGCGATGACCGGATGATGCGGTACTACGTCCGATCGGGCCTGTACGACGCGCTGCCGTTCATGTATGCCGAGTGGATCGCGCTCGGGACCATGTGCGGGCTCATGTTCGAAGATCCCGAAACGCTGTTCCGGGTCGAGCACTACACGATGGGCCAGTATTGGCTCGCGACCGACTACCGCGGCCGGCACGACACGTTCGCCCGCAAGCTGAAGATGACGGTGCGGCAGTTGGTGTCGCGTTTCGGCAATCCGCCCGACGGCGTCGCGCGACTGTCCCGGGAGACGCTGGACAAGTGGAAGCGTCCGGATCGTCGCGAGGATCCCGTCGAGGTCCTGCTGTTCATCGAGCCGAGCCCGGACGGCGGATGGCGAAGCTATTGGTACGAGACAGCGAACAGCGGCGCTCCGCCATTCAAGGTCGGCGCGTTCGACGACAACCCTATCCTGTCCGCGCTGTGGGAGCAGCGCGAGGCGACGGACGCCTACGGCTCCGACTGTCCTGGCTTCATGGCCCACGGCATCGCGCGGGCGCTGCAGACGGACGAGATCAACCACAGCGCCGCGATCGAGCGCAACGGCAATCCGCCGATGCAGGGGCCAGCAAAAAGCGTCATCCTGACGCCGGGCGCATACAACCCCGTTGACGCCGCGCACGCGACCGGCCAGAACGGCGGAATCCGCAGCGTCTACCAGCACAACTTCGAATCGTCCGGCTACCAGTTCAACATCCAGCGCCGACAGCAGCAGATCAACGAAGCGTTCTTCGTCGATCTGTTCCTCATGCTGACGATGGACGAACGGGCGCAGCGCGCGACGGCCGAGGAGATCATCCGCAAGCACGACGAGAAGGTTCAGATTCTCGGGCCCGCGCTGCAGAAGGGCAACGAAATGCTGCGGCGGCTGCACGAGTTTTCGTTCGGCCTGCTCATGAAGCGATCGATGCCGTACTGGCGCGGCGCCATTGATGGCGAGCCGGACCTGCCGCCGCCCCCGAAGGAGTTGATGCGCGAGGGCGTCGAGATCGTGCCCGAGTTCATTTCGACGCTGCAGCAGGCGATGCGGGCGTCGCAGATTCAGGGCTTGGAACGGTTCGCAACCGCGGCCGGAACCATTGCGCAGATCACCGGTCGGCCGTCGCCGAAGTTCAACGCCGACCAGTGGCTCGACGAGTTCGGGACCGCGGTCGGCGTCGTCCCGACCGTCGTCCGCAGCGACGAGGAGGTCGCCGAGATCGCCGCCGCCGAAGCCCAGCAGCAGCAGATGGCGCAGATGGCACAGATGGCGCCCGCGCTGCGCGATGCGGCCGGCGCGATGCGTGACGCTGGCGATGCCGTGCCGCAGGACGGATCGGTCTTGCAGGCTCTCTCCGGCGCGCTCGCCGGCGGGCAGATGGAGGTGGCGCTGTGAGCCGCCGCGAGGACCGACAGGAGCGAGAGCGCCGCCGGCTGGAGCGCCGGCGCGCCGACGACCTCGCGTGGCTCATGGGTGATGCCCGGGGTCGGCGCATCGTGAGCCAACTGCTTTCGGACAACTTCCACGCGCAACCCGTGTTCAACGGCAACAGCCGCGACGCCCTAGTCATCGGGCGCCAGATGGCGGTCAAGCCGCTGATCGACGAGCTGCGCGCCCTGAATCTCGACGCCGTGCACCTCATGGAACGCGAGGCTGCGGCGGACGAAAAGAAACGCGCCGAGCTGGCGCAGACGCCAGCCGACGACGACGACGCCGGCGAGTAGCCGGCCAACTTCAACCCCGGAGCAATTCCCCATGACTGCCGAAACCACGGCGGCAACGGCCACGGCTGACCCCAGCGCCGGCACCGCCACGACGGACGCAACTGCGACGAGTGCCGCACCACCGGCAGCACCGCAGGCGGCCGACACCAGCACCGAGACCAAGCCCGACGCCGCGGCCGACGACACGTCAGCCAACGCCGACGCGCCCGCTGACGAGCAGGCGCAGGAACCGATCGCCTACGAATTCAAGGCGCCGGAAGGGATGGATCTCGACGCCGACCTGATCACCGCGATCACGCCGATTCTGCAAAAACACAAGGTCCCGCAGGAACTCGTCAGCGAGCTGACGGAAGCCTACGCCCAGCGGCTGCAGCAGATCGAAGAAGGCGCGGGCGCCGCGCTCGAGGAGGCGTTCACGGCCAGGATCAAGGCGCAGTCCGAGGAATGGCTCCAGCAGACCATGGCGGCAAAGGACATCGGCGAAGGCGTGCGCAGCCGCGTCATGTCGGCCGTTGGCGCCGTCGCCACGCCCGAGATCAAGGAAGAACTCAATCGCCACGGCTGGGGCAATCACCCGGGCCTGATCCGACTGATCGACCGCCTCATCGACTACGTGCCGCCGGAGACCGGCGAGCGCGGGGGCGGTGCGGGCGGAGCAAAAACCATCGCTGACGCGCTGTTTGGCGACCTGCCGAGCGCGCGCGGCTAACCGAAACCCACACACGAGGAATCACCTATGGCTCTCCTTCCCAGCGCATCCGGCGCCCTGACCATTTTCGACTGGGCGCAGCGCATCGACCCCGACGGCAAGATCGCGGCCTTCGCGATGATGCTGTCCCAGCAAAACGAGATGCTGTTCGACATGCCTTACGTCGAGGGCAATCTCCCCACCGGCCACCAGGCCACCATCGAAACCGGCCTCCCTCCGGCGCAGTTCCGCAAGCTGTATCGCGGCACCCCGGAAGGCAAGGGTTCGCGCGCAACCGTGACCGATCTTTGCGGCATCCTGACCGGTCGAAACCGTATCGACGTGGATGTCGCGGAACTCAATGGCAATACACGCGAGTTCCGGGCCGCAGAGACGGGGCGTTACATCGAGGCGATCAACCAGGGCGCGCAGCAGGCTTTCATCTATGGCGACGCCAGCATCAACCCGGAGCAGTTCAACGGCCTTGCCGTCCGCTATAACACCATCAACGTCAACAACAGCGAACTCGCCAACAACACCCTTTCTGCGGGCGGCTCCGGCAACTGCACCAGCGCCTGGCTGATCGGCTGGGGCGAAGAGGTGACCGGCATCTTCCCGAAGGGCTCGTCTGCGGGAATGAAGGTCACGGACCTGGGCGAGTTCGATGCTTTCGACGAAAACGGCCTCCGCTATCGCGCTGTCGGCGAGGAATACAAGTGGAAGCTCGGCCTTCACATTCGTGACTGGCGCTACGTCGTGCGCATCTGCAATATCTCGGTTTCCGATCTGCTCGCCGGAACCGGCACGCAGGCGCCCACGGCAAGCACAAATATCCTCCGCCTCATGGCACGCGCGCAGGCGCTGGTGCCGGGCAGCAATGCGCGGTTCGCGTTCTACTGCAACCGTCAGGTAAAGGGGGCGCTTGCTTCCATGGGGCTGGATCGCTCGCAAAATGTTCTGTCCGTGCAGGATGCGTTCAATCAGTTCGGCAAGCTCGGCCCCGGCTTCCCGACGAAGCAGCTGCAGTTCCTCGAAACCCCGATCCGCACCGTGGATCGCATCCTTTCCACCGAAACCGCCCTGACCTAAGGAGGCGACCCCATGGCTTTCATCGACCGCAATCTGGAGTTCAGCGACGCGCAGGCCGTCACTTCGACCGCGATCTCGACTGACCAATACGACACCCTGACCGCGACGACGGCCAACGGCACCAGCATCTTTCCGAATGGCCGCATCGACTTCGGCGTCAACGCTCATGCGCCGTGGATCGTGGTGAGCACCAACACGACCTGTACCGACACCGGATCGGATGCCACGCTGACGGTCACGCTCGAAACTGCCGACGACTCCGCCGGCACCACGAACGCAACCGTACTCGCGACCAGCGGAACCCTGGCGTTCGCCGCATTCGCGAGCGCCGGCACGCTGCTGCTGCAGGCTCAGATTCCGTCGGCGCGGCTTCGTCGCTGGCTGTATGTGCGCTACACCGTCGCGAGCGGCCCGCTGACCGCCGGCGCCTTCGATGCCTATCTGTCCCTCAACCCGCGGCGAAACGTCGGTTATCGCAGCGGCTACACCGCATAAGGAGAGGCGCACATGTCCACCGAAAACAAGCCCGTGCTCGTCATTGCGATTCGCGACGGCCACGACGGCATCGACTATCGGCCGAAGGGCGCTCAGTTCTACGTTCACCCGGACCGCCTGAAAGATGGTTCCGATTGGTTCGCTCCGGCGGAAACGGCGGTCATCCCGCCGGAGCCGGAGCGGCCGAACGTGGCCGGCCCGAAACCGGGAAGCCGGGTGCCGAAGCAGGACTGACCGACAGCGGGGCGCCTTCGGGCGCCCCGTTTCTTTCGAGACCACAATGAACGCAGTCGATACCTGCAACCTCGCCCTTTCCCGCATCGGACAGGGCGCGTCTCGGCCCGTCCGGTCGCTGGATGCCGCCGTGGACGACAGCGAGGTCGCGCGCGCGTGCGCTCGCGTGTTCGAGCCGACGATGCGCGCCGTGGTCCGCGAGCATCGTTGGTCATGGGCGCAGGGCGCCGCCGCGCTGTCGCTCTCGGCCGAAGTGGTGCCCGGCTGGGGCTACGTCTACGCATACCCGTCCGGCTGCGCGAAGCTGCACGGCCTCGGCCCAGCCGATTGGGACCCTGGGCGCACCCCGGTCTGGCGCTGGCCGTACAAGATCCTCGCCGCGGCCGATGGCGAGTCGCAGTTGATCGCGACCGATCTGCCGCAGGCGTGGGCGCATTTCACACGGGCGATCGTCAATCCGGCGTTCGCCGATGACCTGTTCCGCGACGCGCTGGCGTGGCGGCTGGCGAAAGAGCTGGCGCTCGCCCTCAATGCTTCGCCGAACTTCGCGAGCGCCGCGGCCAGCGAGTACGAGCTGGCGCTGTCGAAGGCCATGGCGGCCGACATGGGCGAACAGGCGCCGGACCGCGCGCCGCTGCCGGAGGACGTGCGGGCGATTCTGGACGATGGTCCGATGAGCCACCCGCACTACCGCTACCCGTGGGAGTGCTGAGGTGCCGCGCCTTCTTCAGCCATCCTTCGGCGGCGGCGAGCACGACCCCGAGCTGTGGGGCCGGCAGGACCTCGCCCGCTACGGCATCAGCGCGCGCCTGCTGCGCGGCTGGATCGTCAAGCCAACCGGCGCGATCGAGCGGTCGCCTGGCACGCTGTACTGCGCCGCGGCGCGCAACTCCGCGCGGCCGACCCGCTTCCTGCGGTTTCAGGTCAGCGCCGATCTGTCCTACCTCTGCGCGCTCAACGACGGGTTCATCCGATTCATCTACCGCGGGGCGCTGGTGCTGACCGGCGGCGGGCTGCCTGTCGAGATCGCACACCCCTACGCCGACGTCGACCTGCCGAAGATCCGGACAACCCAGTCCGCCGACACCGCGTTCCTGCAGTGCACCGGCTACGCGCCGCGCACGCTGAAGCGGACGAGCGCGACCTCGTTCGCGCTGGCGCTGCTGGAGCCGCGCGAGGGGCCGTTCCGGGCGCTCAACGCCAACCAGGCGCACAAGCTGGCCGCCAGCGGATCGACCGGCACGGTCACGATCACGGCGAACATCGACACGTTCACATCCGGCATGGTCGGCTCGCTGATCTACTTGGAGCCCGAGGCGCTGGGCACGATCAGGCCATGGGTTCAGGGTGAGCGGACGCCGGACCTGGCCGTCGGTCAGTTGCGCCGCAGTGAGGGCAAGGTGTATCGCGCGTACACGGTGCAGGTTCCCGGTGGCGGCTACTGCGAAACCGGCAACGTCCGCCCGATTCACGAGACCGGCCGGGAATGGGATGGCCCGGGCGATACGCGAACCTTCAGCGGCACGACCTACCGCGTCGGCGTCGAGTGGGAGTACGTCCATTCCGGCTACGGCATCGCGCAGATCACGGCGTTCACCAACTCCAAGACCGTGACCGCTGTCGTCCTGAAGGCGCTCCCGCCACAGGTCGTCGGCGGCGTCGGCACGCCGGCGGGCTCCTGGACATTCAGCGGCACGAACGGCGTGGGGCCGTACACGATCACCGGCGCGACGCTGGCGGGGAACGAAAACTACACCGTCACGATCAACGGCGTCCCGATCCCTTCGGACCCGTACTACAACCCGCCGGGCGGCGGGCATGGCGGTATTGGGGAGGTGCCGTAATGGCTCAGGGCTGGAACATCGACGCCGCCGCCGACACGATCACCTTCCTGGAGTCGGTCGCGAACACGGCGACGGTCGTCGTCAACGAGTACGCGACCGCGGCGATCAATGCGACCTCGGTATGGGCGATCGGCGCGTGGAATGGGGCGTATGGATATCCTGCGGTCGCCGAATTCTACGAGGACCGCCTCGTTTTTTTCGGGACAGCGGACCAGCCGCAAACTGGGTTTTTCTCCCGGATCAACGACTATTCGTTTTTCGGAAAATCGACCCCGCTGCAGGACGATGATTCGTTCTCGGTCACGCTCAACGGCCGCCAGCTGAATCAGGTGGTGGGCCTGATCCCGAAGCGCGACCTTCTGGCGTTCACCACCGGCGGCGTCTGGAAGATCGGCGGGGATGGCGCGCCGCTGGCGCCGACCACGGTATCCGCGAAACTGCAGCCGTCCTCCGGCGCGAGCGCGAATCTTGCGCCACTGGATGCCGGCGAGAGCGCGATCTACCTGTCCTTCATGGGCAGCGAGGTGCGCGATCTCGCGTTCACGTTCGAGGCCGACGGCTACGCCGGATCGGACCTGACCGCCTTCGCCGGCCACCTGCTGCGCGGGCGGTCGCTGCAGTCCTGGTGCTGGTGCCCGGAGCCGTGGAGCGCGGTCTTTTCCGTGCGCGACGACGGCGTCATGCTGTCGATGACCTACAAGCGCGAGCATCAGGTCGTCGCATGGGCGCGCCGCGAGACGCAGGGCCGCATCCTGGCCGTCGAATCGATCCCGGAGGATGGCGGGTTTGGGACCTATCTCGTGGTCGAGCGCATCGTCGGCGGGGTTGCGGTGCAGTACTACGAGCGGCTGGCCGATCAGGCGCACAACGATTTCCGCGAGGGCGTCGGGCTGGACTGCGCGCTGACCTACGACGGCCGCAACACCACGGCCACGACGTTGACGCTGGCCGGCGGCGCGACCCCGGGCGCCGAGGTGACGGTCACGGCGTCAGCGTCGATCTTCTCGCCCTCGAGCGTCGGCGACGAGATCGTGCTGCAGTACAACGAGACGCCGGTCCGCATCCGGATCTCGGCCCGCGACAGCGGGACCGTCGTCCGCGGCACGGCCAGCCGTCCGCTGACCGCCGGCGACTTGGCGCCCGGCACGTATTGGGCGCTGGCGGTGGATACGCTGTCCGGCCTCGGCCACCTTGAAGGACTTGAGGTGCAGGTCGCCGGCGATGGGTTCGACCTCGGCCTGTACGCCGTGGCGTCGGGTACGATCGCGCTGCGACAGCCGGCATTCCTGGCGCACGTCGGCCTGCCGTTTTCTGCCGACTTCGAGTCGCTGGACATGGTCGTCGTCGGTGGCGAGTCGGTCGCGACGCGCCGGAAGGTCGTGAAGAAGGTCGCGATCTTGGTCAAGGGCGCCGGCCTCATCCGCGCGAGCGCCTACGGGTTCGACCGCATGGAGACGTTCGCGCCGCGAGACACGCGGCAATCGATGTCGTCGCCGCCGGAGCTGCGGACGCAATGGATCGAGCTGAACGTCGGCAGCGACTGGGCGCAAGACCCGCGCATCTACCTGCAGGCGCCCGGGCCGTATGGCGTGCAGGTGCTGGCGATCGAGCCGCGCGTGGAGATCGGATCGTGAGGGCTGGCCTCCGCCGCGCCACCGAGGACGACATTCCTGCGATCCTGGCCGACATCCGTCCTGTCGACGAGATCGAAATGCGCGCGCTGGGCACGACGCCAGAGAGCGCGATGCGCGAGGGGCTGGGGCTTTCCGACTTCGTGCTGACCGGCACGATCGACGGCGCGCCGGTGTGCATGCTGGGCGTCGCGCCGCACAACATCCTGCTCGGCCACGGCTCGCCGTGGATGCTGGCATCGTCGGCGATCGAGTCGGCGCAGGTGCCGTTCCTGCGCGCATGTCGGCCGGTGGTTGCCGAGATGCGCCGCCGGTATCCGCTGCTCGCAAACGTCGTCCACGCCGAGAACCGCGCCGCGATCCGCTGGTTGCGCTGGGTCGGCTTCCGCTTCTGCATGGAAGCGGATGGCGAGGCGATGCAGGTCCGCGAGGTCAACGGCCACCCGTTTCACGTCTTTTTTCTTGGAGAGTGACCCATGTGCGCACCCGCCGCACTCCTTGTCGCATCGATGGCGTTCACCGCCGTCTCCGGGTACATGCAGGCCGAGGGCGCGAAGGCCGAGGGCCGCGCGGCGCAGGAGGTCGCGAAACAGAATGCGGAGTTGGACGACTTCCGGGCCAAGCAGGCAGCGACGATCGGCGCGATTGAGGAAGAGCGCCACCGCGGAAAGGTCCGGCAGATGGTCGGCACCCAGCGTGCGAACTTCGCGGCGAACGGCGTCGATCTTGGCTCCGGTGTCGTCGAGGCGATCACGGACGAGACAACGACGATGGGTGAGACGGACGCGCTGACGCTGCGATTCAACGCCATGAATGAGGCGTGGGGCTTCCGGACGCAGGCCGTCAACAGCCGAAACCAGGGGCGCATGGCACGCTGGAGCGGCAACCAGCAGGCCCGCGGGACCTGGCTCACGACGGCCGGCAATCTGGCAAGCATGGGCTACCAGGGGTATCAGTCCGGCGCATTCCGCCGTTCGCAGGGTGGCGGCTGATATGGCGCGCGTTCCGCGGTACGACACTCGGCAGGTCGAGGCCCGCGTTCTGCCCGGCGTCCGCATCAATGACGGCCGGGCCGAAGCGATCGGCGCGGCGAGCGCATCCCTTGCGCGCGGGATGGATTCGGTCGGGCGCGTACTTGGTAGCATCGCCGAGCGCGAGCAAGAGGACGCCAATCGGGCCGCGCAGCTGGAGATCGAGAATCAGCTCTCCCGGCTCGAAACCGAGCAACTGCACGCCCCCGAAACCGGTCTGCTGAACAAGCAGGGCCGCGATGCGATCGGCATCGGCGAGCAGTTCGACAAGGGGTGGCGCGCGCGCGAGGGCGCGATCATCGCGAAGG